TAAACAAACTAAAGAGATCACTTAAAGAAACCAAGGAGAACTACAAAGCAAACTCAAAGAGAAACATAGAATTGGCTGACAAGGCCAAGTACAAGAGTCTCAAGAGAAAGCAATGAAGAACTAGGAGATATGCTCAGCAGAAACGCGTAGATAAATCGTAACGCGAATGGGGTGAACAAAACTGATGGCAAAGTGATTATTGGCAACCCATAAAAGAATACAGCATAGAATAAATTCATACGCGAGAAGTAGTCTTATGGGAAACCATCTTAGGAGTAGGTGGAGGGATGTTTATAGGCAAAGACCTGAGAAGAGGAAACAATGGTAAAACATCCTCAGAACGTGGGGTAGGAGGCACGCACATCTCAAGATCATCAGGAGATGGAGATCGAGTGTGCGAGTCATAAGGACCGCGCTTATAGTCCATAGGACTGGTTTTAGAAACCAGAGAAAGAGTCTCGGAAACACTAGGTGGAATCCCGAGAGTGTCAAAATTACTAGGAAGGGCAAGAATAAATAGATCACCAGAAGTTATAGCAGAGCCATTAGAACCTCCGGTAAGTAAAATAGAGCCCCCATCAACAACAGATGCAAACATAACCCAAGTAACACCACCATTGTCATTATACAACAGTAGGTCAATCTGGTTAGTAAAGTAAGCTGAAGGACGAGTCAAACCAAATGCTGCTAAAGGGGTTACAGTAGTGGAAATAGCAGTAATAAAATTAGCCTGAATCAATGAACCGGTAGAGGTCAAAGCTGCACAATAAATTATGCAGACATTACCAGTATAACCGGAAGGCCAATTAATAGTATCAAGGCCTTTAGAATCAGTGCTAGCGGTGAGGAAAGTTCCCATGTCAGAATCAAGAGTAAGGACAGGGGGAATGGTAGTAAAACCAAAATAACCTGAACCGCCAGGTTGAGTAGCAGCGCCAAGGGGCAAGACCCAGTGGTCCTGAACATCGACGGTAGAACCTAATTTAGGTTTGAGTAAAGTGACATCATAAGTAATCCACAACTCACCAATATTAGTGGAAGCACCTTGCATACCAACAGTGGCAATATAGAAATTACCCCAATCATACAATCTCAAATCACCAGTGGTAACAGGACCAGGACGGGTGAACAAGACTGAAGCAGGGGTTTCCATTTTAGCACACTCAATTGGATGCATAAGATGAGATGAGGGTTTTGCACTGCAAGTATACTGAGACTGCTCCATTTGAAACTTATTTGGAAATGGTGGATCAAGAACGTTGTAGTCCGTAGACATGACAACAGTTCCAGAAGCAGTGTTAGTAGACGAAACAGCGTTATATGAATTGGACTTAAATTCAAAAATGCACCCGTTCAGCCTATACTCTTGATAGTTTTCCGCAGAGGCTGAAAGCCAAGGGAAAGAACTAATAATAGCAGGTTGAATGGGAACTTTCTGAATTTTAAAAGCTCCAATGGTATCAGACGTAATAACGTCATAAAGATATTCGCGATGAATGACACGAGTACCATTGGACATGTTCTTAAAAGTAGGCAAGGGATCGCTGTTCATAAGGGTATTCTTATTGACTTTATAGTCACCAAAGCCAGTAACCTGTTTAAAAAGGCGACCAGCTTCAGCTCCAACACGGCCTATAGCCGGGGAAAAGACATTACCCAACCTCTGGCCCAATCTAACCGCAGAAAAGCCCTTGGCTTTACGGGGTCCCTTGGACTTAGGTTTAACAGCGCCCTTCCTCTTTGGAAGGGGACGACGTGGTTTACGAGTGCGTTTGGGTGGCATGGACGATATCAATTTTGTCGAGACTGAAAAACTCGGAGATAGCGGGTGTCCAAGACCACCCGCACCCAACCACCTTAACCCAATTTTTTACGCCAGTCAGCATTAATTGAACCACTGAATGGCGTTAATGGGAGCAACTCTATAGGCAAGGAACCCTTCAATGGCGGTTGAGCAAGCCAGGTTCCACCTAAAATTTTACGAGCACGAAGCTCGGCATAAGTTTCTATCTTTCTCTCAGGCCGGGGAACTTTGGGCAAACGATCTTCCCAAATACCAGCGGCTATTTTAGATTCCCTAAGGTCATCAAATTGTTTTTGATTCATTTTCGGCCGTTGAGGGTGTTCAACCCACGTTCCGGCTTTTAATTTATCCTGTTTAAACTTTTCAAAAGCAGCTTTAGAACTGGTATCCAATTTAAAATCTTCAAAACCAGGTTTAGAACTGACATTTATTTTGCGTTCCTTACGAATTTTATAATCAACGGGAGGCAAACTAAAAGAAACTTTCTTTACAGGATACTTACTCTCCTTCTTGGGAGAGAGGACGATAGGGGGCGGTTCAACAACCTTTTCCTCAATAGGATCTAAGGGGATATCAACCCCATCAGCAAATGCAGGTATGGTCGTCTTGGCGATCACATCAGGCATAAAAGTTGGACCTTGCATTAATTGTTCAATAGTTTTACAGTCATTACACCATACTGTAAACCTCTTATACTCAAACTCAGGCATAGTACGCTCCATATTTTCAAACATCCACTCTTGACGAATATTATTATACTGGGTCTCAAAAGAGAACCGAGACAACCAAGAGCGCAACGAAATAGTAAGATCATTGGCCTCTGGCGTTGAGCCATGCAAGCGAATAACTGCCTGACAAAAATCACCAATAATTGGAGTTTGCAAGTCAGACAATGCGTAGCTACGCACCTTTTCTAACAATTTCATTTTAGGAGTAACATTAACATTCATCTTTACACAAGTATGAAATTTAGTAACCTGTCTGGGTAAGTCACACATAGTATTTTGATCCCCAAACCACACTTGTGAGGAATATATGCGTGCCAAAAACTTGATACCACTATCCCCTCGAAGGATAGGTTCAATAGTTAATACCTGGCCTATTGTTGTAGCAGCCTGGGTATAATATTTGGAATTAACATCAGCAGTGAGGCCATCATCTCCACCATAGATGCCCAACCGTGCAAAAGCCTCTTCGGCTCCGATGTACAAACCATCACGCTTACTCATACGAAAAGCCAAAAACGCCACAAACGCATTGACCAATGTATTAAACACGGAGGTTTCAGGAGAACCTGACGCCCTGCTATACCCAGTATCATACTTGGTATCAAAGAAAGCATAAGCATCAAGGTTATATTGTCCACGATGTAACTCAAGCAATACTTCATGATGACTAGGATGGAAGGCACGCATTAACAACTGACGTTCAAGTTCACGCATGGCATTAGAACCATGTCCATCGAACTTACTAAAATCAGTGTTAGCTGCACTTCCAGCATCTGCCAAAATATCAATAACGCGCTGAGAGATCTGTTTGGGGGTCTTAGAAAACGCATACCAAGGCTGAGCCTTAAGCACGTTTTCAAACGCGTAAATGAATCTACTATACTCCCGCTTATCAACGGGATCAATAATAGAAATTGCACGAGGAGTTTTAACATTGCCATAAGGTTCTTTCTTAGAGAACATCTTGACAATGTGTTTGGAGAACAAACCATGGGATCCAGCTTCAGTACGCCTTTGACTAGGCTTAGCCATACGATTTTGCACCTCTTCATGATCAGTAGGATGCATAGAATGCTTGCGGCATTCAGGGATCAGCTGTTCAGCAAATTCTCTCATAACAGTAACAAGAAAAGGAGTCATCTCAATGACTCGAGAGCGGACGCTAAGAACGCGTCCACGTATACACTCCTCTTCATTAGCTATAGTCATATCGGGGGCAAAAGCACCTTTAACAAAAGGGCTCATAAATCCAACTAGAGTGGCCTTAGCTTCAGGCTCAAACTCTGTACCAAATTGGATACGAGTCACTGATTTAGAAACAGGACACACTACATCGGGTTTGTACTTAGTCTTAGAACGATGGAACTCCAACAACGGTTGGGCCAAATCACGATCTCCACCAACGTACGACATCACATGTGGTAAACTCAACATGTATTGATTAGTACGAGACAAAGAAGCTATGTTCTCATCAACCACAATAGGTACAGTGGCCGAAGTATAAGTGCTGGGCATGCCCGTAGACATCTTTAACCCGTCCCGGGACAAAGACATCAAACGGGTAAACCCAGTACCAGTACAAACTTTAAGAAGCTCCAAGGTACGCCCAACCAGACCAAAGCAATGAAGGATCGCTCCAAACCATCGCCAAGACCCGGTGGGTACCAAAAGAATTATCTCATGATCAGTGGCGGCAACTTTACGTTCCACCACATAGCTGGCCACCTTAATGGGGAAGCCACGACACAACGGATACCCAAAGACAGTGGGAACCCATCTACGAATGAGAGTAAATTCATCAATGGAGTAATTCCATATACGGTGGCAAAAATTTGAACCACCTGTAATTCTATACACCAACTTATCATCCTCATCAAAGGTATAATTGTAAAATTCACAAACTTTACTAACTTGATTAGGTTGAACTGTGTATAGTATGGTCGGATGGACATTGTCAAGTAAAAACTCAGGCATGTCCATATACTCATCAACGTCAACTATAGCTACCAGTGGATGTAAAGGAACACACATTGGACTGGGAGCTACAGTAACATCTTTCGACCAATAATAAGATCGATTGCCTTGACGCCCGGCTTTTTCATCAGCACGGGAACGCTCGATGTAATAGGCATCAAGACCCAAAGAAAGGGCCAAACGATCAATAAGGCCAGTAGCGGCTGTACGGTCAGCATCACTAGGGCCATGGGTGTGATTAAAAGCGGGCTTACACACAGCCGGCTGTATATCCTTAAAACCTCTCCGTAAAATTTCAGGTTTATAATATGGCTGGATCTTTAACCTATCCAACCAAACGGATCGGGAATACACTTCCAAAAACTGAGAAAGAAATTTCCTTAAAAAGAAACGAAACCACCAACGCACCCAATAATAACAAGGCACTAAAGCCAAAAGCCGGACAACAAGATAAAGCATTGAGCTTAAACTTAAAAAATCAGGCCATAAAGATGGGTATGGATGAGCCCTAGAAGATGTTAAAAAATTATATAAGGGCGTCCAAAACGTGGTGTATCGTGGAATCGGTTCCAGAAACTTAAGATCACCGGCAGCCATCTGAGCAATGCCAGCAATTTTGTTTTCTTCGCGGTATCTCAACAATAACCGCGTAGCGAGTCGAACATCCATGCCCACAGATTCAAAATCAATAGGATCAATGGCCAGATAAGGAGATAAATCGTCCTCTATCGTAGGCACAACTGACTCTAAGATCGTTGAAATGGGCATAGAGTGAACTCTAGATTTCAATATTTTGGCCTTAACAGAGTCTATATGTTCTTTAGGCACAAAATACACAGAAGGGAGGGCATCAGATGTAGGATTATATGATCGTAATTCTGCTAACAACGCGTCAGCGGAACATGGCTCCGGAACATACGAAGGCAAAGAACGACGCACCGCCTCAGCAGCACGCCGCTCTTCTTGGCACGCCTCTGCGGCATCCCAAGCTTCTTCTGTCCAGCGACAATATTCACGACCACATATCATCTGATACTCTTCAGATCGACATTCAGCCTCACACGAGACGAGCAACAACAATGAAATAAAAGTGTAGAACGTCATGTAGGCAACAATTTTTAACGAG